TAGTTTCTGGAATGGAACTCTTGAACTTACTCCAGCATCTGATAACTGGGTTGATACTGCAAGACTTGAAGCTAAGATTATTGAAACCGAAGGTAACTATGCAGAAACTTTCAACGACATGGTGGAAGGTGGAACTATCGATCCACAAACTGGATTTGGTCCAATGATATGGGATTCTTGGGAAACTAACTGGACTGGTGTTGATGTAGTTGAAACAACTAGAACAAGAGTGATTCAAAATGGTCCTGATACAATTCATCGTCAAGGAGGTGGTGGTAGAAGACTACAAAGTAGAGAAACAAGACGAGTAACGGATTCAGTTGTTGAAGAAAGAATTAGATCAACAAGGGAGTTTGGAACTGTTTCCAGAAACGGTGTAAGAACAATTGTTACTGAGCAGTTTGATCGTGAATCTGTTGGTGACAGAGTTGTGAGTAGGGATCTTATTCCTTTCATGAGATCTAGAAACGTAGAGTTTGTTGCTAAGAAAGTCAAACCACTTACAAGACTTTATGCATTTTTTGATGGTGTTGATATTTCCAAGTATTGTGTTCCTAAGTTGATGGAAATCACAATGGAGTCTGGAAATTTTGAAATTGGTGAAACTGTAATTGGATCTACTCCTGTCATTGGTGATATTGGTGCAAATACTCTTCCATCAGCACCTTCTATAAGATTTAGAGTTGCCCAATCAAATCATAAAGAAGGTCCATATGATTCGCCAACAAAAACCTTTAGGCAAAACCCATATAATAGTCAAGATTTATCCGCAGCATATTCTTCAACATCAACTATTTTGAATGTTGATACATTCTCTCTTTCTAATGAAGCACAAGGACAATATTATGGATGGGCACAAGCAGGAATGAGTCTCCGTGGTCAAACTAGTGGTGCTACTGCAACAATATCAAATGTTAGACTTATTTCTGATATATCTGCCACATTAATTGGTAGTTACTATATTCCAGATCCAAATAATATGAGTTTCCCAAGATTTGAAACGGGAACTAAAACCTTCACCTTAACTGATGATATTGATAATAATCAAGACGCAGCAGTTACTATTGCAGAGGAAGGATTTGCTTCTACAGGAACTTTAGAAACAGTTCAAGAAAATATTATTTCTGTTAGAAATGCAAGAGTTGAACTTAAGAATGAATTCCAAAGTAGAAATGTTAATAGAGATCTTGGAACCGAAGTTGTTGAGAGCACTGTGGTTTCTTCACAAACAAGAACTCAGACTATTATTACTTGGTACGATCCACTTGCACAATCATTCTTAGTTCAAGATAATACAGGATGTTTCCTTACCAGTTGTGATGTGTTCTTTAGAACAAAAGATGATATGGATATTCCTGTTGTCTTCCAGTTGAGAACAATGGTCAATGGAGTTCCTTCACCTAAAGTTCTTCCATTCTCTGAGATTGTTCTTGATCCAGATGACATTCAAACTTCTGCAGATGGATCTATCGCAACAAATGTTCAATTCAAGGCACCTGTCTATTGTGAAGGTGGAACTGAATATGCAATATGTTTAGCATCTAACTCAACTAAGTATAGTGTTTATATTTCAAGGATTGGTGAAACTGATCTTTTAACTGATACATTTATTTCAAACCAACCATATCTTGGATCACTCTTTAAGTCACAAAATGCCTCTACTTGGGAACCAAGTCAGTGGGAAGATCTTAAGTTTACTCTTTATAGAGCAGACTTCCTTGAAAATGGATCTGTAGAATTCTATAGTCCAGAACTTACAAGAGGAAATAATCAAATTCCAAAACTTCTTCCAGATCCAATTGTAATGAACTCTAGACAAATTAGAGTTGGTCTGGGAACAACGGTAGCAGATTCTTATGAAATTGGAAATACATTCTCACAACAAGGAACAAATGCAACCGGAGATCTTGTAGGAGTAGCCGCATCTGCTGTAGGTAATCTTTCAATTAGCAATGCTGGTCTTGGATACACCCCTGCTGATGGAAGCCAAACTTTTGCTGGAGTTAATCTTGTCACTATTACTGGTAATGGTAGAGGTGCAACAGCAGATATTACTATTGTAAATGGAAGTATTGTTGCTAGTGGCGCAACAATTTCAAATAATGGAGGATCTGGATATCAGGTTGGTGATGTTCTTGGTATTACTACAATTGGAATAGCAACAGTTGGTACTAATGCAAGGTTGACAATTGCTGGAATTGGAATTACTAATGAATTAATTTTTAATAACGTTCAAGGAGAATTTGTTGTTGGTGCAGCAAAAACACTAATGTTTGTCAATAGTTCTGGTATTACAACAGAACTTAATTCTTCTGGTTCTGTCGGTCTTGGAACTGGTGGTGATGTTCAAATCTCAGCAATTAATATTGATACTGATGGATCTCATTTTAAAGTCAACCACCAGAATCATGGAATGTACTTTAGTGACAACTCTGTTAATATTTCAGGAGTTCTTCCTGATATTAGACCAACTAAGTTGACTGCAGAATATGCATCTGGATCAACAGGTTCAATTGCGGTCAGTTCTGGATCAATATTTTCCTCTTTTGAAAATGTTGGAGTTGGAACTACAAATGTTGGATACATTCTAATTGGAGAAGAAGTTATTGAATATACAAATGTTTCTGGAAATACTATTGGTGGTGATATTGTGAGAGGAACTGATCCAAGAACTTATCCAATTGGAACTCCAGTATTTAAATATGAAAACTCAGGTATAAATTTGAATAGAATAAACAGAACTCATGATTTGAACGATGTCACTGAAAAAGATCCATTTACTTTTGACTCTTATAAAGTTAAATTGGATATGAGTTCTACTACAGGAACTGATAGAAGCACTGACATTGGTCATCCAAAACTCTATATTAGTGGAAACAAATCTACCGGTGGTAGAGACGTAAGAGCCACTCAAAACATGCCATTTGAAATTATTACACCACAAGTTCAAAATCTTACTGTTACTGGAACCAACATTAATGCTCAGGTCAGAACAACCACAAGTAAAAGTTTCAGTGGAAATGAAATTCCATTCGTTGATGCAGGATTTGAAGATATCACAATAAATCAAAAAAATTATTTTGATACTCCAAGAATGATTGCATCTAAAGTTAATGAAGATTTGAAGTTGACTAATGTTGTTGGTGGTAAATCAATGCAAATGTCTCTTTCATTGAATACAACTGATAGTCGCATAAGTCCCATTATCGACGCTCAAAGAGTAAATGCAATTGTAACTTCAAATAGAGTTAATAATATTATTACAAATTTTGCAACAGATTCTAGAGTTGATGTTGTTGAAGAAGATCCTACTGCATGTCAATATGTTTCTAAAGAAATTGTTCTTGAAAATTCTGCATCTTCAATTAAAATTATCGTTGCTGCTCACGTTGGAGAGGATGCTGATATTAGAGCATTCTATGCTGTAAATGATAAGATTGGACTAGATCCGATCTTTACACCATTCCCTGGATATTCTAATTTAAATTCTAGAGGTCAAATAATTGCCCCAGAAAACAATAATGGAGAGTCTGATTCATTTATAACTAAATCAAACACTCGTTCATTTAATAGTGAAGATTTAGATTACAGAGAATATACTTTTACAGTTGATCAGTTGCCTGCATTTAGAACATACAGGGTAAAACTGTCACTGATATCTAATAGTCAGTGTTTTGTTCCTAGAATTAAAGATCTTAGAGTAATTGCTTTAGCATAATGGATTTCTATGAATTAGATGGTCACAAGGATCTCGCAAGAGATCCTTCAACAAATGCAGTATTAAATGTAAATAGTCTCGAATACCAACAGTATCTTGCGAGACGTGAAGTTAAATCTGAAAAGAATGATAAGATACAAAACATTGAAAATGATTTTGCTAATATGAAGAGTGAATTGAACGAAATTAAATCTCTATTAAAGGAGTTAATACATGGATCCTGACACTATCGAACTAAACAACCTATCAAAGCAATTTGCATATACAAAAGTTGCAGCAGAGATAGATAGTTGTGATGATCGTGATGAATTAAAAAATATTGCAAAATCTTTTTGCAAATTATATTATAAACAGCAAGAAACAATGAAACTAATAGGACTAGTAGATGGCAACTAAAAATATTACGTTTGATCCGGATTCAGGAGTTCCTTATGGTTTAAATTTGACCATGTATGGAGGAGCAGATTTTTCTGCTAATCTAAATGTTTTCACTACATCAAATGCAGCATTTGATTTGACAGGATATTCTGGATCTGCGGCAATATCAAAAAGTGTTGCTGTTGGAGCTACATTAGGAATAACAAGTTCATTGTCTGTTGGATTTACCAGCGCATATGATGGAAAAATAAAACTATCATTGAGTTCAGTAAATACCAGAGGAACTACAGAGGGTAGATATATGTTTGATGTTTTAGTAAGTAAAGGGGGAACTACATATCCTCTCGCAAGTGGTAATGTAATGGTAATTAATCCGGTTTCATCAGCACCCTAAATACAGTTAGGAAACTTGTGAATATATGGCACAACCAGCAAGTAGATCAGATTTAATCAATTATTGTAAAAGGCAACTGGGAGCACCGGTCCTTGAAATTAATATTGCCGATGAGCAAGTAGATGATCTTGTTGATGATGCTCTACAATATTTTCATGAGAGACATTTTGACGGAGTAGTTCAGACATATTTAAAATATAAAATAACTCAAGACGATATTGATAGAGGTAGAGCGAGAGGTGGCAGTAGCACTGCAGGAATTGTAACTACAACTGCAAGTTCTGATATTGATGGAGGTAGTGTAACATTTTCATACGAAGAAAATAGTAATTACATTCAAGTTCCGCCAGCAGTAATTGGCATCAATAAAATTTTTAGATTTGACAATAGCACAATATCTGGTGGGATGTTTAGTTTAAAGTACCAGTTATTTTTGAACGACTTATATTTTTTCAATTCATTAGAAATGTTGTCATATGCAATGACAAAAACATATCTCTCTGATATTGATT